GGTTCGACGTGAAAGCTAATCAAGATTTGATCGACGGTATGGTCAGCGGTTCTTCTAGCGTCCGCGCTCTCATTGAGGGTGACAGGACGTTGGGTGGCAACTGTTCAGATTGTCAGGTTACGTCAGCGTCAACTTATGGTGATGTATCAGTTAATGACACCGAATATCTCGGTATCGAATTTGAAGTGGAGGTTTACGCGTAATGGCGAGCAAAAAGAAAGACTACACGGTAGTAGGGAACCATAATGTTATGGGACACGCACCGGGTGAAAGCTTCTCAGCGGTTATGACCGATGAGCAGGAAGAACAACTAACAGAAGGCGGGCATATAAAGCCCGGAAAGGTGGCTGAATAATGGCCGAACTAATCGGTGGAGCAACTGCCACCATTACTATAAACAGCGTGGACTTATCAGACCACATTACGTCAGCTTCGTTGGAAATATCCTACGATGATGTCGAAACCACAGCTTTCGGCGACGCGGTTAGAACCCGTATCGGTGGGCTTGGCGACGCAACATTAAACCTGACGTTTAACCAAGACTATGCTTCAAGCGAAGTGGACGCGACGTTAAACGCTTTGGTGGGAACAAGCACAGCGTTTGTTCTTAAACCAACCAGCGGCTCGGTGTCAGCTACTAACCCGACTTATGCAGGGTCAGTAATTGTTACCAGTTACACGCCTATATCCGCAGAGGTTGGCACTTTGGCAACACTCAGTGTTTCATGGCCAGTAACAGGGGCGATAACACGCGCAACCAGCTAATAGCAGAAAAGGGGTCAAAAAAATGGCTAATAGAGGTATGCAGTTTGATCTAAGGATCATTCACGACGGAGAAGAACGGCAAGTAACAGCCGGGCCGCCTACGATTGTCGCATTTGAAAGAAAATGGGGCATGGGTTGGGGTAAAGCCATGCAAGATGTTCACGTTGAACACATCGCGTGGGTAGCTCACGACGCTTTACACAAAGCGGCTTTAATGGGCAACGGTACGGCTGTTAAACCGTTCGACGACTGGATCAACGATCTGGAAGAAATCGAAATCGTGGACGAGGATTCAGCCCCTTTGGGTGGGACTCAGTAACAGTCAACATAGCGGCGTTAGCTGTTAAAACGGGGATCAGCCCCCGTGAACTGTTATTGAGTGATCCGGCGGTCATTGACGCTATGTGGCGGGTTATCGAAGCTGAAAACGAGAACCGTAGAAAAGCGATGGAACAGGCGAAGAATAGGCGATGACGACCAAATACAGACCCGATAAACGCGTTATGCGAACTTTCGATCTTGTTATGCCTAAAACGAAGATACCGCGAAGCGAATTTGAACACCGGGTAGAGATCGAAGGCTTGAAAGAATTTCAACGCGCTTTACGTTACGCGGATAATGACACTAAAAAAATGGTGAAACAAGGGTCTAAAGCGATAGCGAACCACGTGGTTAAAGTGATGCGCGTTCGGGCTATGCGTATAAGACACCGCGAACAATACGAAATGATTTTACCGTCTATTAGAGCCGTGCAGGGTACAACGCCGAAGATAAGAGTCGGCGGCAAAAGAAGGGCGAAAGTTTCACCCCGGTATCCGTCAGGTAGCAGACGACGCGACAAAGTTTACGCAGGCGATGTTTTAATGGGTCTTGAATTTGGTGGAACAAACCGGAAATTTACTGGCACGAAAGTTTTTGTTGAGAATAAACGATACGGCGGTAAGTATGTTTACGGTTCGACTAGACAAATGCCGCCACACAGGGGAAAAAAAGGTTACGTGATCTTCCCAGCGATCCGCGAATCGCATGGTTACATTAAACGCGAATACACGAAACAAATAGAAAAAGCACTTAACAGGTTAGGCGACTAATGGCATCAAAACCAAGAACTATGACGGTCAATTTTGTTGGCCGGACAGATCAGCTAGACAAAGCGTACAAACGGGTCAATAAGGGTTCGCAGAACATGGCGACCACCCTTTCACGGGGTTTGCGTACTGGTATGGTTGCTTTCGCTGGTATAGGCGCGGCGGCGGCTGGTTTCGTTGCTTTAACTAAACCAATGGTGGACATGGCGGCAGATGTCGGCGAGTCCATGTCGAAGAATAAAGTTCTTTTCGGTGAAGCCGCTAATTCAGTTACACAGTTCGCGGAAACCGCCGCAACCGATTTAGGTTTAAGTAAACGCGCCGCACTTGAAGCCGCAGGCAACTTCGGAGCTTTAACACACGCTATGAAGATGTCGGGCGAAGATGGCGCGGATATGTCTATAACGATGGTGAAACTAGCCGCGGACATGGCTTCTTTCAACAATGCTTCCCCGGAGGAAACATTGACAGCGTTAGCGGCAGGGTTACGAGGCGAAAACGAGCCTTTACGCCGGTTTGGTGTCCTGTTAGACGCGGCGACAACCAAACAAAAAGCCTTAGAAATGGGGCTTATAGAAAACACTAAGGGTGCTTTAGACCCAGCTACGAAAGCGTTAGCGTCTTATCATCTGATACTGGAGCAATCCACAGTCCAACAGGGAGATTTCCAGCGAACTTCAGACGGTTTGGCTAATTCACAGCGAATACTAGCCGCCCAATGGGAAGATTTGCAGACACAACTTGGCGAAGCTCTTTTACCTATTTTCACAGATTTCACACATTTTCTAGTCGAAACAGGAATACCTAACGCCCAAAAATTTATCGACGTTTGGAAAGATGAAGGCCCGGTAAAAGCTATTGAAAAAGTTTGGGAAAAAGTCGGCGAATTATCCATAAGGGTGGAAAACGCTTTGGCGAAAGCCTTAACTGTCGGCGTGGTTACAGAATGGGCGACTTTTGCTAGAGATGCTGTCAACGATGCGCTTTTATCGCCGTTTAGGCTTTTAGATGAATTAGCACCCGGTTTAATCAACGACATGAAAGACGCTTATTCTCCGTTGTTCGGATGGTTAGAAGGCATGGCATCCACAGCCGAAGGATGGTGGGACACGATATTCGGAGGCGGTCAAGAAGCAGACACAGGGGCGGCTGTCGGTTCAATAATGGGCGACATCAGACGCGACACGGAACTAGCTTCAGCGGGTATGATCAGTTCCGGTGCTGGTGTAGGTTTGCCGGGTACCCCCGGTCATCCTTCAAATTTTCCTCTTATCCCAGCAGGCGGCGCCGCAGGCGGTGTAGGGGAACGTCCGCGCGGTGAAATGGAAAAATTAGCGGCGGCGGCGGCAACCGTGGCAAGAACACCCGGCCCGACACTAGCCGACCCTAGGGCGGCGGCTTTCGGGGCGCAGTATCCAAGCACAATAAACGTGAATATCAACGCCCCAGCAGTAACACCAGCCGAAGTAAACGCCGCTGTCGCAAACGGATTCAAAAACGACGCTATGTTGCTTGAAAGTTTGTATTTTATCTAATGGCTACCGACACTTGGAACGTACAAATCTACTTAAACAGCGGATGGCGTGACGTTACAGCTAACGTCCGCGGAATTAACGTGCAGACAGGCAGGCAACGCACCACAGATTCTTTCAGAGCTGGGCAATGCAGAGTATCTTTAGACAACACAGGCAACGTGTACGGCCCGTTAGCTGGCGGTACTTACGGTTCGGCGCAATGGATCAACGCCGAAATACGCGTATCGGTTAACATCAATTCGGCTTCTAACAACACTCCTATTTTCAGGGGAACGATAGAGGACGTAGACACCCTGTATCCGAACAGTAAAGATTCCACGGTTATTGTGAAGGCTTTCGACGGTTTGTCGAAATTAGCTAAAACGGAGATAACCAGCACCACTTTTTCTACTGAAGTGGGTTCGATACGGTTCACGAACATGCTGAACCTTGCATCTGTGAACTATCCAGCGCAACCGGGTAGCCCTGACGCGTCTAACCCGAACGAAAGAAGCGTAGAAACTTCGACTATTTCAATGGCAGGCGCGACAGTAACGCAAACAATGACAGCCGCGTACATGGAACGGCTGGCACAATCCGAGGACGGCGCTATTTACTGCGCTCACGGTAGCCCCGGTGGGGCGGCTGTAGGGGCGGCTGACAAAGGCAACGTTTTAACGTACAGGAAACGGAATTCGACGGGTTCAGCTTCAGGTTTGACGTTCGGAGCGGGCGCGGGAACAGCGGCAACAGAACCGCCGTTTACGAACATTACGACATCTTACGGAAACGAGCTTCTTTACACTAGGGGTGTTTACAACAGGGTCGGTGGCACCGTTCAAACATACGACGAAAACGTGTTCGGGCAACCCGCTTACGGTATACGAACAATAGTTCGCCAAAACCTGTTAAACGCCAACGACTCGGACGTTGAATCAGCTATGAAAAGTTTTGTTGCGTTGCATTCTGTGCCTGCGCTTCGCATAGCTTCTGTGGAATGCAAACCACGGGCTATGACCGACGCGCAAGCAGAGAAGGTAGCGAAACTATGTATTTTCGATTCTATGCGAACACAATTCCAACCGGCAGGCGCAAGCGCT